TATGAGTGATTTGCCTGAAGCAGTAGGAGATAAAAGAAGACAACGATTTGACTGTATAGCGTGCCAAATTGCATCAATCTGATAATCACGAAATTGTATAGGTTTGCCTCTGCTCTTGGGTCGTAATGACTCGGCAAATTCTCTGACGCTCTCACGAAAAACATTCCTGACATTTTCTACTCCTTCTTCCATTATATATTCTATTGACTTTTTTGAACAATACTCTTTTATATAGGGTAATAGTCCAACGTATATTCTACCATTATGTGGGGAAAACAGTCTTATCTTTCCATCCCACATACGATTACGAAACTGGGGCATGAACTTAGCGCCTGGTACTTCAAAAGTAAAGTAATCAGACAGTTCTCTAGAAACGTCTTCGTCTACTTCTAGTTCTAAGTAAACCTCATTTATCTTTGATATTTTCATTATCTAATAGCAGGGCCTAACAACCAACCAACAATACTTTTTCTTACACCAGACTTTACTGGTCTTACTCTATGCCACATATCAGAATTGAATATTACACAGTTTTCATTACTACGTTTCCACTCTGATATATATCTAGGTTTTGCATCTGGGCCGTGTACTTCTAAATCAAACTCACCACCCTCAAAGTTACTATTTAAGAATATAGAAAATGATATCTTTCTTATTCTACCATCTTCATAAGGTTTATTATTTAAGTCTTGATGCCAACCATATTCTTGACTTGTATCATATTCAGAATATTGTAAGGGTTCTATATTATCCAGATACAAATTTGAAAAGTCTTCTGTTTTATTTTTTATCACAGAGAAAACTCTTTGACAAATGGTTTTATCTTTTATCCATGATACACTAGAATTTCTTTTTGTCAACCCACTTGCATCATTTATATTACCTTTTGTCAAGATGTCTTCTTTACTTCTCAACATATCTTGTATCAAGTCATTTGGAAAATTTATTACTGAATAGTTCATGTTTTGTAAAAATCTAATCGTTCAGCATTTGCATCACTTCTAATTGTTTTAAAAACTATGCAAGTTCTCAATCTGTAACATTGCCTTGAAACTGGCATTGCTTGATGTGGCAAATGTGCATCAAAAACAAATAAACGATTACCAATATAGTTTACATATTTTTCTATTTCAGTTTTTTGTTCATTCCAAATAACAGTTCCACCCAACCATTCTGGCTCCCAATCAAGTATAGGATAATATATCATTGTAAAGTCGCCATCGTCATGGTGTAAATGTGGTTCTATTCCATGAGTATGTGCATTACAATATACTCTTTTAAATCGTGTTACTTTATATCTACTTTCAAAATCATATTTGTTTTTAGCAATATCCCATATATGATTAATAAAACTATAAGGTTCTTTTATCACATCATTTCCACAAAATGTGTGCCAATGTTTATTAATTCCTTTTTTATTAGAATTATAATCATATTTCCATGTCATATTTTTCATTTCCATATCAATTAATGATGCTGTATCATTGTCTAATACGTTATCGTATATATCATATTTCATTAGTATGTCACTCCTGCTTCAAATTTTTTCCACTCAATAGCGTTCTTAATATCCCAACCACGATTATCAACTGACTTGATAACTCCTTTAATATAATCAACTATCGTTTCTAAATAACCTACTTTGTTCTCTGCGTTTATTATTTCTTCATCTGAAGTAATATAAACAGCCAAGTCTGTCTTGAGAACTTTGAGGTCAAAAGGTTTAGTTGCATATATCTTTGCATCAGCTTTACCACCATAGTATTCCCATTTCTCACGATATAATCGTTTATAATCTCCTTTTGCTTTGAACAAAAGAAGTTCATATCTAGATTTATGGTCTAGGTAAGTTGCTTTGATTTCTTGGTTTTTTAAGGATTCGGTATCTAGATGTTCATCATCTACTTTCAAGTCTTTTTGGACTTGTAGTTTCAATTCGTCAAGGGTCATATTATCTCACTTATAAAGTCACTATCTCATATAATTTATATCGAAAGTCAATCGTTGCTGTCAAGTATTCTACGTCTGTTGCCTGTTGGTTATAGTCTAATCCACTCAAAGATACTGGAAACATATCTGAATATCTAATCTCTACAATAGGATTATTTTTATTAGAAAGTATTGTAAGAGTTGCATCTGAATAGAAAGACCTATCAGCAGTAGGTTGTCCAACTTTACCTATATCAGTATTTCCACCAGCCCCAGCAGTTGGTTGATTTGCAGTTGTTGAACGAAAGTTTGTAAACTGTGTTCTATTTTTTGGAAAACCAATACCCACTAACCAATTATGAATAGTTATATAGTTTTCAAGATACTCATCTACTATAAAAGATATTGAAAGGTTTTCAAAAGTAACTTTATCTCCAATTAAAGGAATATCTTTGTAAGGTGTTGGTATAACTAACTCACCTAAACTTATGCCAGGTATATTTGCAGCTGTAGTAAAGAACTCAACCTTTGGTAGTTGATTGATACCAAATTTAAATTGAGTTGGACTACTGTAATCCAATACAGTTGGTTGTCTTGATAATGGAGAAGTTGCTGTTGTCATAGTACTATTTATAACAAAAAAAAGAGGGGAATAAATCCCCTCTCTATTTTAGGTTGGTTCTTTTTAGTTTACATTAAGTTAGAAACTTTAACTTTTCTGTAGTACTTGTTGGTAGCAGATGTTATTGAAATAGCACCATCTGTACTTGCAGCAACTGTTCCTGTGTGGAATGGGTTTGCAGCAATACCATATCTTGTCTTAAAACCAATTTTTGGTTGGAAAGTATTCTCTCCTACTGCACGAACCATTTGCAATGGAACATATGGGCAATAGAACATACCAGCGTCATATGGAGAAGTTCCCTTATAACCAACTATGTAGTATTGTGATGCAGATACGTTTGCAGCATATGGGTCTACATATACTTTATATCTACCATTCATAACACCAGCAAATGTTGTTGAAGTGTCATCAACATTCAAGTTGTTGTTAAGAGCAGGAGTGTAATCTAGAACACCAGCCATCTGAAGTGCAGAAGCGACATCAGCTGAACATAGTATCATGTTACCTTTTCCTCTACGAGTCTGTTGACCGATAGCGTTGGCATCTCTCTCGATTTGAAACATTAGTCCTTTGAATTTCTCAACTGACCATCTACCATTTGAGTCTGTATCTAAGTCAAAGATACCAGAAGTAGTTGTGTTTGCAGCTGCACCTTTTACAGCAGAAACATAAATGTTTCTTACAACTTCTCTGTTTATCTCTGCAAGAATTTCAGCAGATAAAATGTTTGCAAGTTCTGTTTCAGCATCTAAACCATGAATTGCTTTTAAGTCTTGAGCAAGTTCCATAGTATATTCTGCTTTTAGAGCTCTTGTTACAGCAGTAACAGTATGTTTCTCAATACTAAATGCCATTTCAGCGAAAGCGTTAGTTGTTGTATCACCTAATGCTTCACCTTGTGCAAGTGTCATACCAGTTGCAGTAGTATAAGTTCCAGCAGGACTGTCATTTAATACTGAAGGGTTAGTACCAGAAATATCTCCACCACCAGTATCAGAACCAGCGTCTTGGTTTGATAACATTGAAGGTTCGTCAGCAAGTGCTTCTGCACCAGCTTGTGATATTCCTCTTGCTCTCATTGCAAAGATAAGACCAGTTGGGCCAGTCATTGGCTGAACACCACAGATATCGTATGCGATAAGATTAGGCATAGAACGTCTAACTAATGAGATCAAAATTGGATCCCAATTATCAACTGAACTACCAGTTGCATTAGTTGGAGCAGCTTCACCTAAGAAGTTTCTGTCCTCTTTTAGAGCTTTTTCTTGATTCTCTAAGATTATTGTAGTAACGGCACGCCTGTAATTATCCTTGATTTCTGGTAAATCTGGATGTTGAAGGACTGGCGACCACTTTTCTTGTAGATGTTCTGTTTGAAACATTTGTTTCTCCTTTTTAATTTCTACTATTTATAAAATTGTTATTTTGCACTATTAACTGTTCGACCAATAGCGGACATATATGCAGCCATTGAGTCGGAAGTGTCAATGTCCTGTGCGATACCAGTTTCTACATCATCTAGTGTTTCAGTCAAAACTTGGGTCTTAGGGAAATAACTTTCCTTTAGAGTTCCTAGTTTCTCACGATATGATTCTTCACTTGAGAAATCAACATCTTCAATTAATGACTTAAACTTTTCAATTTCTGTTTCGGCAAGGTCAGTAGTAACTTCTGACACCACCTGCTCCTTAACTAGTTTTGAATTAACTGACTTAGACTGGATTTGCTCTTCCATCATCTCATTAATTCTACCTTCTAGTTCTGAAATCTTTTCTGATTGTGCTTCTAGCACATCATATTTTTCATCTGGAACATCAACATAGTGGTCTTCAAACAATTGTTTTAAACCAGAGATAAAGTCTTCTGCAATCTCGCCTTTTAGACCTCTTTCGATTGCTAACTCGTTCTCTTTCATCCATTCTTCAACAACATAATTCATGTATGAATCAACTTTTTCTGTTAATTCTTCCTTAGTTGTGTTTATATTTTCTTCCAGTTCAGATTTATATTCGTCTTCCATTCTTTCTACTTCAGAACGAACTTTTGATTTAACGGCAGCTTCAAATACTGTTGCAGCTTTACGTTTGAAATCTTCGGAAAGGTCACCCTCACCACTTATTAATGCTTCAAGATGCTCAGAAACGTCAATAGACTTTAAACGATTTTCAACAGCTTCAGATTTTGCTTTTTCTTCTTCTGTTTCTTCGTGTGCGCCTTCTCCGTATGCAGCCATCATTTTATCATATGTTGCTTGGATAACATCTTTTTTCTCTTTATGCATACCCATCATCATATCTTTCATGGCATTAATCATTTTGTCTTTGGTCATGTTTTCTTTTTTTGGATGATCCATCTCTGCGATAACTTCATCGCCTTCTGCTTCAAATCCAGCAGCAAGAGGCTTTGCAGCTTTCTTTTCTGCATCATTTGGTTTATCCATAGAGTCTGGTTTGCCTTCACCTTTTTGTGCAACATCTCCAGAAACTTCTTTCGCTTTAGCAGCGATTTTCTTTG